ATTTAATTAATAACACACATCTATGGTAAGCCAGATGTATGGTATGGTGATTGGTGTTTTCAGGGTGCAATTAGGAATCCATAAGTAAAATCGTCTCCTCCAGATATGAAGGATCCAACTTCTGAGCCTGGCGAGAAGCCAAGGGCATCAACAGAACGAGGTCTGTCGTTGTTTCTAAGGATGGATACACTAGTTTCATCGACTGGCCAGAACGGAACAGACGAATACCAGGGAATTTCAGCTTCAAGGGTAGGCCAAAGCTCATTCATAGTATAAGTCATTCCATTCGCAGCATCTAGAGTACCACCAGGGTTCTGCATAAGTAATCCTACTACGACGTTTGGATCTTTCTTTGTAACAATTTTTATGCGTCTAGAACCTCGGTAATATTTAAATATTGCAGCAAGTCTGTGAAAAGGCCCGGAAAAAAGGTTGGGTTGGGGGTCTGTTCTGAAACTGCCACCAGAGTAGTTAACTCCAGAGCAGTATCGTTTAGTTATGTCATGAACGCTGTCAATGATCTCACCGGTTATAATACCCGTTTCGCGAACGAAACAAGAACCATTAACGATAGGATCAAAAACTTTCTTAAAGTCAGCACGAGGGTCAGTCTGTGCATCATAACTACTAGAATCATCAATATCTGAATCGAAATCCAGAACATCAAATCCAGAGTAGTGATCAACCAATTGGTTGAATTGAAAGTCTTCTCCAGCTGCTCTCCACGTTACAAGATGTATTTTAGAATCTGTAGCAAGTGATTGTCCGATTATAGGAGTAACACGTTGTATGTAAAGAGTAGGTAGGTTAGCATCGTTCAAAGCTCTATATGTTGCATCCCACAGATATGGTACGGTAAAAGATATGGAAGTATCTCCTTTAACGTCAATGATTCGAGAAATTACATCTCCTGCATTGAGATCTGTAGGGAAAACATTGTCATATAGGACAGAAACACGAAATCTCCCCGTTATAAATGACGAAGTATAAAAATTTAATTGAATTTTGATAGATCCTCGCCAGTAGTGAAAAAACCTACTGACGAATCCTAGATAATCATTAGGATTGGCATTTGGGACTAAAACGAAGTTTAGGGCTGGGGAAGAGTTGGTGAAAGTTGTTATATCATAGATCATAGGCACTGATATGATATCTTTGAGTGACATAGTGTTGGTACTCTCTCCCATTAAACTTTGGTCCAAATTAATTGGGGCTAAAGTCTTAAGAGAAAGAGAATTAGAATTGTCAAGTCCTGAACCATGAGATAAATCGCGGGAAAACTGCAAACTGACCGGCTGTAAAGCAGAAATGGAAGTAGGCTTATCCAAAGCGGATATGATGGGGGCTAAAAGTGACCAAGCTTCACCAAGAATTGGTATTTTTTCCATCACCGTACTTACTTGTGCGGGTATTAAGTCAGTTATTTGTAAACGAGATTTATTGGCAGATTCAGTCTTCATTGTTGAGGAAGATTGAGCTGTGTATCCTGCTGTTTCTGGATCTGTAAAAGAAGCAAAAACTTGAATGTAGACAGTGTCGGATACATCAGGAGTTGTGCGTGAAAGGGGAGTCAAGGGTGTGAAATAAACTCTTGCAATACTAGTAGTAGACAGAGGGTCTTGTATTGGAAAGAAATTGTAAGGGTTTATCCAGGGAATGTCAATGACACAGGAATTTTGAATAGCTGGAGATAAAATCAAGGGATGATTTCCAGACTGTTGAAATACTGTTGTTGCATGTGAATTGTTATCATGATTAGGAAGCCATGATATCATAAATGCACCGTAGTGAAATCCTGTGGCATTAATTTTCACTTCAAGTTTGACTCCAGCTCTCATCCACAAAAATCCTGTTAACCTCTTGACTATGTTAGGGTTAGTGAGTAAGATTTTTGGAAAATCTAGCGTGGTTGTGGTTGGTGCGCCTGGTCCCCAAGCTATTTCAGCAACTTTGTAATTACGAGTTAATATGTTTGTAGGTGTCTGTGAAGGATACGTATTTACCATATTTCTCAAAGTTGAAGATATAGTTGAGGGGGCTGTGATGGAGTCGACGGAATTAGCGTCTTGAAAGTGAGTGATTTGTACTGTTTGTGATGGCATAGAGTCATCAGTTGATTGGGAGTAAAGTGTTTTTTCGGCAATCCAGGGTACTATAAATTTGAGGTGGATCATCATCAAATTCAGAAAGGGGTGGACAAAATCCAAACCGTTGAAAAATCTCATTGCATAAGCAGTCCTATGAGATCCCATTATAACTAAGTTTGGGGGCCAGTAGTTTATCGTCATACTGAGGACAGGGTTTGTTAGTGGACGGTGTACATATGCCACAATTCCTTGTGGTCATTAAATTTCTTATAGTAAGTTGTATATCCAAGAGCTTTCATTCTCTTACTATATTCGGCATGATATTTTGTGTGAACATCAGGCCCATAATAAGACCATTCCATGAGTGCAGCACTCACAGTCTGATCAAATGATTCATAACACATTGGGGAGGATGGGTCCTTAATCCATAAGACAGCATTTTTAATACTATCCTCCTTTAATTGTGGTAAAATGTAGTTAGTTCCATTGATTTGTATTGAAGCAAATTTCCTACACAAAAAGTTTGCATCATTGAGTGTCATAAATTTAGGTATATCTGAATTTTTATCACAACCAGTATAGCTTAAAGCAAAATTATCTTTAAAGAATTTTTGCAATGTTTGCATGTTAAACTGGTTACGAATGGACTTGACAGCAGTACTTATGCTGTCATCACCATAGATAGCTAAATTTAAATATTTCTCCATTTCCCATTTATATTCAGGTAATAGACAATTGAATGCTACAACATGTATTGATGTGTTGTAGATTGAGTTGAGCCAAGAAGTTCCAGGCCCACCTGACGAATTGCCTTGTCTTGTTTCATAAAGTCCTAAAGGGGAGAAATGTGTTGTTTGAAGTGTTCCATGTATAAAATTTTGAATGAATTTCTTTTGCCATTCTTCTGGTTCATAACCTAAATTACGAATTATTCCAGATGACATTGACTGGCTAAGCATAAGTAACATACTTTTGTCCCAACGTTCACAATCCCCGGCTATAACACCAGGATCATGAAAATTGTCGAGATTTACAGCAAGTTGCTTATAAAGTTCAATCCATTCAGAGTTGTGTACATTTATACCTATCTTAATACAGTGTTCATGTTTGTATAACTCAACATGTGATAATAGATGACCTGTCAATTGTTTCCATAAAAATATGGAAGCTTTTGACCCAGCTTCGAAAAGCCTAGTTGAATTATTTTCAACACGATCTTTCTCTCTAGTTTCTATTTTCAACATGTCAAGTGCTAAATGCGGAAGAACATTGTTTGTGCAACATTCTTTTATGTAATTAAGACGGGCTTGAAATTCTGAATTAAGCTTATAAGTTTTATTCTCATGGTTCACTTCAATCATTTGAGCTGTTTTCTTACCTTCAACACATTCAGGTGGTCCAATTCCAGTAGTTAAATCCATTGCTGGTATGTGGAGTTCAGGAACTCCAAAAATTGCCTCATGTTCAGTGAGCATTTTACGTTTTAACTTTGGAACTGTTTGACCGTATACATATTTATCCATTCTTTCATCTAGAAGCATTTCTTGAATTAAAGGTGTCATTGGAGGGACACTAATTTCAGAAAACTTACTTATTGCTTTCGCATATGGTGAAACCTCTCCGTTCACCGATGATAATCGAACAGGTAAATATGTGACTTCATGAATAACAGGTAGAATCTCTGAACCTGTATCTATGGGTTTTTGAAATGGTGATGGTTCTATAGGGTTAACTGTTGGGATAAACGGTTTCTTCTTAAGATTGTGTGCAACACGCATTCCAACTCCTTTGTAGGGGACTACATTAAATATTGATCCAGTGTCAGATGCTAAGTGACGAGTATCATATTTGACGTAATCCACTTCGTTTGGTAAAACAGTTTCAGCTTTTGAAACATTAGACATATAAAATTGAGCAGAATATTCTATATCATCTTGTGTTATGGGAACTGCCATTGAATTTGAACCTTTTCCTCCAACGTGAATACCAAGAATTGGATGTTGATCTGAAAGTACATCATTAACAAGTGGAAAACCACAAGCTCCAGGGTAACCGTAAAGATTACGTATTTCATACCAACGTTCATTAACAAAAGAATGATTTGCTAGTGTAGTTGACATTCTATAGTTCTTAGCAACAGCTTGAGTGCCATATTCAACTTGTCGAATTTCTAGTGATTCTCCATAAACTTCCTGTGGTGTCCAAGATACACGACCAGGATGTTCACAGATATTACCAGGAATAAAAGGCTTAAGATGATGATCAATTTTCCTAAAAGATGGGCAAGAGCTGTCAAAAACAACTCGAGCTAAGTCTCTATCGCCAAAAAGATGCAACTTGAATTGGTGTTCAGCAAAAACTAAACTTCCACGTTGATACTTGCGTGCATACAAAGAAATCATTGTAACCTTATCTTCTAAACTTCTTCCACATGCAAAAGCATGCTTAACAGCAAAAGATTGAGTTCCAAGGACAAAAAAGAAATTTGTGATGAATGTTGTTCCAGATTCATAAGTTACTTCACCTTCAATTGTGTTGAGACACAATCGGTTAACAAGGGGAACTGAATTAACAGCTGGACCTTGTGCTTCAGCAACTATTTCTTCTTCATCTTCAGAATCGCTAGATTCTTCATCCCGCATCATAAATGGTATTTTATGACTTATAGGATGTGAATTAGCGCCCCAACCTCCTTCTTTCATAATTCGTTTATCAGCCTTTCCAAGTTTCTGGCCAATTTTAAAATCATGATTTCCAGTGTTGTAGCGTGAAGATTGCATTTTCTTAGCTTCTTGTTTCTCGTATTTCTGAAAGTCTCTTTCATCACGTACCTGTTTAGCAGCACGAAAATTTCGAGCATAAACTCGACGACTTAAATTCTTCTGAGTCTTATCAACGGATTGAGCATCAGCAGTGAGAAAAATTGAATCAACAATTCTCCAAACTAAATAACTGGCTGCCATGGCTGTTAGAACTGTCCCACAAACAACTGTCAACATTTCTTGTCGTACTCTTTTTTGATAATCAGGGTCTGAATTACTATAAAGCTTTTCATCCCAACTATCATAAGTGTACTTTCTAAAACGTTTACAAATGTGTTTCTTTTGGTCATTTTCAAGATCTGCCCAAAGATAAGCAAATGGATCCAGATACCTCTCCGTATCTTGGTAGAACATTATGGTTTCAGCACAACGATCTTCATCCATAAGCACAAGTCCAGACATAACATAAAGTAATTGTTTCCAATTTTCTTCAAGATAGTTCTTCTGAGTAAGGCCAACTGAATGACATAAACTAAACCATGATGCATGAGCTTTTGTTTGTGGTTGAACACACCAAATATTTTCAGGTATTTCCTCATAAGATATGAGAAAATCAGAATCCTTATATTTATCAGCATATTCATCTGCAAGCATATCATTGGCAGGTTTGTTTCCAAACCAGAGCTTCCAACAATCAGAGTACATAAGAAGATGTGAATCTGTATGAACAAGTTCAACATTCTGAGCAAGCTTTTCGTCGTCATCATCAATTGGTAAGTTAAGTGGTTGTATATTATGTGGTTCTCCTGAAAGAAAACCAATAACAAGAGGACAAGGTAATTTATCAGAAATAAAACTATTCTCATCAACAACAACAAGGTTCTCAAAATCAAATTCACATGTAACAAATTTAGCAATATATTGGTCTAATTGTTTCATAGTAGTATCTGCAGGTAAACGAGCCGAAAAAACGGCTTGTTTCTTACAAGTAACAACTTCAACGTAAACATGTTTCATCTGAGCTTGAACTTTAAGTTCCTTTTCAGGTTCTTTAGGTTTATACTCTGGTTTCTTGTTTCTCTTACGAATTTTAGGCACAATGTCTGGCTTTGGC